ATTTACAAATGATGCATTGCACGAAGAGCGAAACTGGGATATATTACTTCTTGGAGCAAATGAATATGTGAGTTCTAAGCCAATTACTCACAATATAGAAAAAGTAAATCGTTTTTGGGGAGCACATGCACTCTATATAAAGCGTGAATCTATTCCCGAAATTATTAGCACCTTTGAATCATATATATCTAAAGGTATCTTTTTACCCGCTGATTGGTTATATAATAAAACAATTGAAGAAAAGCATTTTATCGTATATGGACCATCTAGTCCAAAAATGTATCTACAGCAAAGCCCAGGATTTGTTTCCAGCATAACTGGAAAGGTGAGAGTCTAAGGATTTATATCATGTATTATAAGATAATACATGGATGAATAAAACATTACTAGAATCTGCTAAAGATGGTAATTTAGAAAGAGTAAGGCGAATGTTACTGCTAGGGGCCGATATTAATACTAGAAATGTATGGAATGGAACTCCATTATATCTTGCATGCATGCACGGGCATACACTTGTCGTTTTTTATCTTTTAAGCAGTGGTGCTAATGTAAATCTAAAAACAGATAGTGGACGAACAGCCTTAGACATTGCATGTACACAAGAGTTTGAGGAAATTATTACTATATTAAGAATTTATGATGTAGAGCCTCTAGTAGACAGTCCAAAAAAAATTGAGCCTCTAGATGAGGAAGAAGATAAACAGACCGAACTATTAAATAGTACAAATGTTTTACTGCCTAGTAGACACACAACTCTACAACGAATATATTCAATCATTAAGCATCTATTCTCGTATGGAAGACGGCGAGTGTGCCCGTGAATACTTCAAAGAGGTTGGGACCAAATCAATTATTTATAAGACAGATTATGTATTTCCGAAGACACCTCCTGGCTTTGAGTATGTTCCAATTCCAGCGAATAGTGGATTCTGTATTGTTCTACATTTAACTAATAGCACAAGTGTCCCGAAAGTTCTACTGTAGTAAATGACGATTTATAAAATTATATTTATTTTTTAGAATCTATAAAATAAATATAAAGTTATTAATAGAAGATGTCAAAGCCATATTATCCTAAAGGAAGAGCTCCTATTAATTGGAGAAATTCTATGTTAAATCCGCCTACAAAAAAAGTAAGATGGCAGGATTTAATTCCTGGTAACAAATATATTCTTAATAGTGGATTTATTAGAGTTCGTCTATCAGGTAACACGGGCAAAAAAATTATGAAACTTGAAAAGAAACCACATGTATTTAAAATGTATTATCCTGTTGCCAGTGGAGTTATTTACGTATGTTTTGAAGGAAAAGGAGGTGGAGATATTTGTATAAGGACGGACGATATGAAAAGTAATTTTATCTTTACTCAAATAAATGAAATTAATGCTGCAAATAAGATTAGACATTTTATGATGTCTCGCAAGATTTATAAAAATGCTTATAAACCTGGAGGGTTTTATTATAAACTTGCATTATCTAGATGGCCAACTAGTACAAGGAAAAATAATAATTATAATAATTATAATGATATAGAAATAGAAAATAATAATATAGAAATAGAAAATAATAATATAGAAATAGAAAATAATAATAAAAATAAGAATAAAAATAATAAAAAATAATATTAACATGTATCTAAGCACTAAGCCCTAAGCCCTAATTTATCCATTCCCCATTGTAAAATCCTTTTTACACGATTTTCTGATAGGGCAGAGTTATACATTCTAAAATCGAAGATTGCACCATTTAGAAGTTCATCACGCAATTCATATTCTCCAGGAGAATCTGTCCAGTTCGATTTTCCAAGATAGTTGTGACTGGTTGTTTGTGCCTGCGGTAAAAATCCCGATTCTTGTGTATATGTTTGTGTTCCATTAAGATATACTTGAATATCTGGTCTTAATGCATCCATATTTTTAGCAGTTATAACAATGTGAACCCATTCGCCTAAAGGTATTGCCCGATTTATCTTAATCTGCATCTTACGAAGACTTGAATCCCAAACTTCATATAAAAGGGTTGCACGAGTCTTTGGCTTAGTAGGGTCTTCAACATAAGATGGTGATGTATCTATAGGCTTAACACGCTCATCATCGGCCTGTATTTCGGGCCCAGGACACTCAAATTCATCAACATTACCCTTTGAAAATAGCAAGATATCCTGTGGTCTGAGTTCAGGACACCATTGCGCTCCACTTTTCCCATCTGGAATTGTGGAATCCTTGCATTTGGATTTAGCTCTTAGATCAGTCTCAACAACTTCACCATCACCCTTACCAAGAATTCCTAAAAATACATTATTTTTGCCAGATCCATCTCCAAAATCAAAAATATGCGCATTATTTGTAAACTCATTAAATTTTACCCATGTTGAAAAAGCGCGCACAGAACGAAGTGAGCCCTCATTTCCAAAACTTAGGTCAGAACTATCTCCTAGGCGAACAAACTGGTCTTTTCCATTAAGTTCAAGCCCCCGTGTTTTTGGTGGGCGTGGTATTGCCAACATTATAGGATTATTTGCAGTTTGTATAATAGTTTTTGTAGATATGTAATCAATCATATCATCCCTAAATCTTAACCACATACGACAGCCATTATAGAAATCAACAAGGGTTAATATTTCATCGGGTGGATTGGCATCCAAAAAGTCGGTTGAACTAAACTGAATATCGTCGGCTGCCACACAAACTGGTTGATAAGTTCCATCAAGTAGTTTCAATATTCTGCAATATGCATCACGTCCATCATTTCGAATCTTGTTTATGTAATCATCACGACTCCTTTTAAATCCATCTTTCACTGTTTTTGTTCTATATGCTATACTTGTAAGCCCAGTTGTTCCAGCAAGGGCACATGCAAAAAAGGATTCATCTTCATGCCCACCATCTGGAAATACCATTCTGCAATAATCCCGTTTTTCACCAAGTCGTTGAACATCCATCCAATCTGCAAAAAATCGAGGATCGTACTTGTATCCTTGTTGCTCACTAAATGGTCCAATATCGGAACGTTTTTCAAAGGGAGCAGTTAATATATTTGGTTTAGAGAATTTGTATTCATATTTATTAATTACAGTTTCAAATCCCTCTAAAACTTTTGTAGGGTACTTCATTTCAAGTACCAAGAGTCCTAATAATATACATAATGCTATCCAGAGACTCCCGGACATCTTCTAAAATACACATGATACTTATTTTATTCTCAAATATCTACTTATTTTAGATAAATGGAGGGCGGGGCTCTTATTGGTCAAGGAACCTTTGGATGTGTCTTTTCAAAACCTCTTTTATGCAAATCAAAAAAATCGTTTAAAGGAAGGGCAACTAATGTTGGAAAAATTAGTGAAGCAATTGATATTGAAAATGAAATTTTGGCAGCAAAGATACTAAAGGATATTAAGGGACAATATTTTGTACTACCAAATATTGATTCCGTATGTAAACCATCTGACTTTAATACCCAGCCGGATTCAAAGAGTATTAAAGACTGTAAATTTATGAAAAAAGAAGATATTGATAATATACTTCACTATACAATGCCCTACGGAGGTGTTGCAATAAGAACATTATTTAAACCTGTAAAATATGATTCAAGTCCACCATTAAATATAATATCTTTTACAAAACATATTTTAGAAGGAGGGGCGCTACTTGCCTTGCATGGGTTTGTACATTATGATATTCATCAAGAAAACATCCTGTACAATACAAAAATATTACAGCCATCATTTATTGATTTTGGCATGAGTTTTTCAGCAAATAATATTACAGACGAAGTTTTAAATACACGGTGGAAGGTCTATAGTCCTGATTGGGATCCTGAACCGCCTGAAATAACACTTATTACTGGTATTAGAAAAAATATTAATATTAATAATATTATTAGTGATATGATTAAACAAAAGGCTATACTAAGATATGGAGAATCACTTTTAGGATTAAATAGACAATTGCAATTAACTAGTTTTATAAATTTTTGTAGTACATCAAATTCAATTAAAAATAGTGAATGGGTTGCATTTTTTAAGTCATATTGGAGTGGATTTGATTCATGGGGTATTGGTGTAGTCTTACTTAATCTTGTAAGAATGATTAGTGTATACTATTCGAATCCTTTAGATATTCCTGGATTAGCATCAATAAAGACAGTATGTAAAGGACTTATACAAATGAACCCTAGAGATCGTCTTGATTGCGTAGAAGCACTTTCAATTGTTGACCCAACAAATAGTATATTAAGTATGCCAACCGGAAAGGCATGGATAAAGGAGAAGAATGCCATTCGTAAGTCAATGAAGACCTAGCTTTTCATATATAAAGGAATATTTCGTTTCACGCAAAAATAACTACAGAAAATATCATATTTTAATTCACTTTTTCCACGACTTGCATAATCATAGTTCGCAAGTTTAGGATTCCATATATAGTTCCCATATGCATCAACATTTGTTACACGCATTGCCCCAGGTTTATGTGACCAATACCCATTTGAATCCATACGTAAAAAATGATAATCATCGCTTTCATCAACAATAAGGGCGATTTTTGAATATGATGGTTTACATTGACTTTCAAAATTTGTTATATATGTACTAGGATTGTCTCCTAATATACGTGCAATCATATTTGGACATGTCTTAGGTTTATAGTCACTAAATTTGGCATGCCCTGAAGCCTGTCCTGGTTGATGAAAAGGAGTATCACATTCATTTTTCCCCTTACATTTTTGTATTTGTCTCTTATCAAAAACATTCATTGAATATGAATAACAATTATGGGTTTCCTTAATGGCAATATATAGATTCCATAATGACGGGTCATATTCGGGTTCCCAACCAGATAGCGGAGATTTATTGGGGCAAAGCCTTATATGATCTATACAAAAGCCCTTTTTATGAATTGCAGGTTTAGCACACATTATAGTACATTGGCATTGATTCGGACTCCCTGTTTCGGTTGGTAAAAATCCTTTTCGCTGTTTATGTTTTCTTGTAAATGTCCTCATTTAGAAGACCCCTATATTGGCCTAAGACATTTTTACTATTGTTTTAAAGAATGGCTACAGGTGAAGAGATTCTTAAAGGGTCTAAAAAAATGTGCAGTGTGCTACAAGGCTCTGAACCTTTTTTTATTGGACGTAATGGCTCAACTGAAATGGAGGTCTTTCACTTCTGGCATGTGTATCGTAAGGATGGTCATCCTTACCCAGTATCTATGATGGAAAAGTTGGAGCAAGTATCAGGTATTTGGCCAGCAACACAGAAGTCGGTTGATTCTTGGGCAGAAACCTATTCCAAGAGTCTAGGGCAGTTAGACGGACTTGCTGCATCTTGGTATAAGCCTTACATGAAGATTGAAAATGATTTCTTAAATGTATATTCACCAAAGTCGTTTCGGGTGCCTCTTAGATGTTTAGAGCCTTATTATGTTAAATCTGAAGACCGATGGACACAACATCTTCTAGGTAAAAAGGTTGCCGTTGTATCAAGTTTTGCCGATAGTATTCAAATGCAGGTTTGGGCACAAGACCCTAATAAAATATGGGCAGCTCTTAATAATCCTGAAACAATCCTTCCGAATAATGTTCAGTGGTATCCGATTAGAACATACTATCCTCCTAAAATTTCGCTAGGGGGCTCTACTGCCTGGACTTCGGCAAGCTGTTGGCAAGATGCGGTTGCGTATGTTGTAAAGGAGGTTCTTTCAACCGATGCGCAAATTGTTTTGATTGGCTGTGGTGCGCTTGGAATGTGTATTGGTGCCGAACTTAAGGCTGCGGGGCGAAGTTCTATTCTTATGGGTGGGGCAATTCAGATTCTTTTTGGAATTAAAGGACAGCGTTGGGAAACGCATGATATTATTTCTAGATTTTGGAATGATGCTTGGATTTACCCGAGTAAAAATGAAACGCCACCGGGTGCGGATTTAATAGAAGGTGGATGTTATTGGGGAAAGGTTAGAACACTTGTGAATTTAAATAAATAATATGTTTAGAAGATGGCTGGTGATAAGTTATTTTACTATCAAATTCTAGTACTATATGGAATAATTGATCTTGTTATTCTATATCTTACATTTAGTGGTACTGTAACAAGTGAAAATCGCATTGTATTATATAGTCTATTTATTTTCTTACTTGCTTATTCAATCTTTGGACTTTGGCTATTTATTAATGAAGTAAGTTCAAATTATGGTCTTTCAAAGACAAGTATAACATTTACAGATAAATCGGGTGGCAATATACAAAATCTAACATCTTGGGGATTAATCTTAGTAAATCTTATTGCAATTGGTAGTTATCTTTATTCTATGATGAAACCCGTTAGAACGGGATCTCAAGGTGGCGGTAGAAGAAATAAATACTAAATATATGGTAGTCTAAGTCTATCCGCTCAAACTGGACAAAAAAGACGCGAGTAAGATCTAGATGAGACTCCAATTTGTATCAGATTTACATTTGAATCTAAGACCAAAAGAAACCTTTGAAACCATGTTAACCCCTAAAGCGCCTATTTTAGCCCTTTTAGGAGATATTGCACCAATACGAGATCCGAATCTACGGCAGTTCTTAGAATGGTGTCATTCACGCTGGGAAACAGTACTATACATTCCAGGAAATGAAGAACTTATACATCGCGACTATTCAATTGAAGTAGCTTTGAAAAATCTAAAGGTTATTTGTGGTCGCTTTCCTAATGTTCATGTATTATACGGCGACAGTTTTATTAGCGAAGATGGCATTGTTGTCTTAGGATGCACTTTCTGGAGTTGTATACCAACAGTTCCTCAAGCACATAGAACAAGACATCGGACTGATCTAAATTGGATAATAGAACAGACTAAGCTACATAGTAAACCAATAGTAGTCTTAAGTTATTATGGACCATCAATGTGGGTACAAAATGAAGAGCGTATTGAACAACCTGATTCAGTTTTAAGTGTTCCTGAGTTAGACTTACTTCTAAGGGCACCTATTATATCATGGATTTTTGGACATGTTCACGCCTATATAGAATACACAAAGGTATGGAATAATGCCTCTGGGGAAAAACATAATGTCTTACTCTTATGTAATGGTCTAGGTGAAAGAGTAGAAGAAGAACGGCCATATGCTTATAGGGATGATGCGGTAATTGCTCTAAGGCCTGAATTATACAAGGTCTAGAACTTATAGTTCTAGCCTTACAGAGTCTAGAGATTAGGCCTAATTTCCTTATTATAAGCCATTTCAAATCCTTGAATTGAACGTAAAAAGTTTGCATTTGGTGTAAAAGCAATCGGGCGTTTTTCTCTTATATATTTCATCGCATCTTCATATTTAAGATTCTTAATTGCTATTAAATACATGGCAACTACACACGCCGAGCGTTGCATGCCAGCGTGACAATGAACTAAGACGGGACCATTTTTATGTTCAATTCTTAGTTTATATACAGATTCAAAGGACCAGAGTTCCATGTTACGAATTTCTTCCTCTTCTAGATTATCATCTACAGGAATTCTGTAACGCTTTTTTACTGCCTCATGAAAGGGAATATTCTTAGTACAATTAAAGACTGCTTTGATCCCTTTCTGAGTTAAGAATTCCTTTGACTGTGAGGCATTAATATTTCCTAGCCAAAGCCCTGGAATTATTTCATCTGCATTATTTGCTTGCATTCTTTATATGAAAAATATTATTAGTTTAGACCGCTTAGACCGCTTAGACCGCTTATAAAAAATTGAAAATAATTTTCCACAAGGTACAACCTACACAAAGCCAAATGCCACTAACACGCTCGCTTTATCGCGAAGATGAGTTGATCGCCGCCCTAAAGTGGTGCATCATTAAAGGGCGATTTAATGAGGCGCTCTTCTGGTCACAAGAGGCACTTGATTCAAACATGAAGACTGAGTACTTTAAGGCTCTTCTATGGGTATGGATCTTTACTTGTGGACCACAGGCTCTTAGTTGGATTGAACGATTTGAAGCATGTATGAATGATTCAAATGAGTATAATTGCCTCAATCTTGTAATCTCCCTTTTGTACCATGTTAAAAATCGGGGTGATATTTCTGCACTCTGTCTTCTTGGGCTCGGTCTATGTACTGCCAAGAAACAGCCAAATACTATTACACTTCTAACCCTTCCTGAGGGTCTTCCAAATACTCCTATTGTTCGTGCACTTGTTCAAGGGAAGGCTGATCTTGCTTGGATGCTTCTTCGTCCTGATTGGAATAAGAGTTCATGGGATAATCTTAAAGCGGTTACTAAAGTTAAGCATTATAGCGCTCTAAAATATCTTGATATGCTTAATGACCCCAAATCATGGATGGGCGTTGCATATAGCCCTGAATATAGTTGGTGCCTACGTTCTATTGCAACTGTTGTAACCTGTGCTCCAACTCCTCTAAACATTTATAATGAGCCGGCCAATTTTGATCGTGTTCTTAGCGAATATATTTGTCATACAGGCTTTACAATGCGCCATCGGCGTCTATATGAAGTTCCTAATTTCTGTCTTTACTGGCATACAAAGCGGGGCTCACTTACTGTGCATGAAACAACAGAAAACGAACTGCAAATGAATCTAGAAGATTCTCTTGCAGGAAGTAAATATTGGGATGAATATCTGCCTATAGGTTATGATCTAGAGCGTGAAGAGTTCTTCTATATGCATTTCCCAGATGACATTCCTGATGAGTGGTCTGCTGAAAATAAGAAGAAGTCGCATGGATGTGGACCTGTTCCATGTGGCAAAGTTAATCATAATATTATATTCAATCGCTGTCTAATCCGCTGGTTTAATGGTGTACCATGTAGGCAACTTTGGCGTGGATTTGAGATTGCAATTGAAGAATTCACGCATCGGTGGGAAGTATACCGACCTCATACCTTGGAAACGGGAATTCATGAGGCCTATGAGCAGATTGATGTAGATTCATGGCTTCATGAAATGGAGTCATGGTCACTAAATTCTAAGAAGAAGCAGTTTATTACTGTTAAGAGTTCTCAAGCATAAGTGCTTCAGGACAATATTCATAAAATTTATCCTTATTTTTTAGGTCAATATTTGTTTTATGAGCACCCCAACTTTTTTCTACAAAAACATGTTGTGTGCAGAATTCATTTAAAACTATTGCACTTGGAGGGCGATTAGAACTTTTTCCCACACAAATACTAAAAAATATATCTTCTGGAAAATTATCTGCTACATCTTTATTATCATCTATGCATTTTAACATAAATGCTTTTTTCTGAAACTTAGGCCGCCGATTCCGTAAAATTCAGTATTTGCCCACATATTATTATCATATTTACCAATACTTGTATTATCGTATGAACAGCCTATATAGTCATATTGTATATATTTATCGATCGTATTTAATGATGCTCCACATAGTACAGTATCTGTTTGGAATACTAATATATCTTCAGCATGTATCTTATCCCAAAAATGCTCTTTTTTAAATATACTATTATATTCGTCAACATTTAGATTATCTTTATCTAATGCTATCAAAAATACATTTCTTGATTTTATTTGAGAAGTACATTCTCTTGCATATTCGCCAAATGATGCTCCATGAAAGACATATAAATCCCATGATTTATCCATATGTTTATCGAAATTTTCAATTACCTGTTTTAAAAGTTTATGCTTCCTTGGTTCAACAATAATCATTGCTTTTGTCGTAGGTTGGTAAAATCCCTCAGTTGTAGACATTTTATAGTATATATATAAAACTAAAACTAATCCAATAATTCCTGCAAAATAGTGTAGTTTCATTCTACTTATTTACTGTACACATTTTAATTAATCTATTTGATGATTCATTGTAGCGTCCAATAAGTACCATTTTACTAGTATAGACAAATGAGTCACATAAGATATATAGTTCTCCGCTTGCATCTTTTATATATGATGCCTCTTTTGCAGTATTTGCTACATCTACATTCAATCTTGAATGCTCACTACAATATTTTGTAGGCGCAGATGGGCTAGAAGAGATTAGTACTGGATTATTGCAACAAACGTGTACAGATGGACTATCAAAAGATTCAATTAGTTGTACACATCGCATTGATTCAATATCATAGGTATCACTCGACGATTCATCATACAAATATAGATTCAAGGTATTATCTCGTATTGCCTTTAAAAGGGGCGCGGATGGCTCTCCAAGAGTTGTTGATATATCTCGTGCAAGAGATTCTGCGCTCTGTTTAAGAACACTATGAAAGGCATCCCAATAAATCTTTGAGATTGGTAGTAGCATATTTCGGGTAAATTAGTCACTTGGAAAATTTCTCACACAATTTTACTGCGGGCTCTTCATACAAAGTGCCGCATTACTATCTTCCTCCATAGCAGGTAAAATTTGTTGCATAATTCCAAATATATCACCATTTTGAGCCCCATTTTTAATTGCAATCTGGTACCAGTAATAGGCAACAGGCGCAAAGGCCCCAAGCCCAATAAGAATTCCAAAAATAGTTTCTGAGCCAGTCATAACATATCTTGATACTAATAGTGTAATAAGTAAAAATACAGAGGTTGCCATAATCATAAGTGAACGTGCTTTTCTATTCTCTAATTTCCAAGCTGGTCCAGATACACCTGATGCATTTAATTTATAAACAGTGTAGGCATTTGTAAAAATGTATGAGCATAAGAAGACTACATGTGCTACCCAGAAACTTGGCGCCACATTTAAATTGCCTGATAGTGCCTCCTTTATAGATGGCACAAGAAGCCCTACATCACTTGCAGGCACATGCGTTCCAGGTAATATCCATGTAAATATATGAAGGGCTAGCACACAGATTGGAACTACTAGAACCTGTCCAACAAATAGGAAAATTGTACCAACATTTAATACACTAATCGATAGAAAACCTATTAAACATATCATAATAAGAGGAAATCCTAAAAGAAATAAGATGATTATTTTTTGTAGTGTCTCTAATATGTTCATACCTATTTGTTAGTGGTTAATTATTAGGAGTCGGGCAAATATAGAGTTTCTGACCATCTGCCGTACGTTTATGTAGTACTGGTATACCAATAATATTTATACTAGATAGACCAAATAGACGATAGTTCTGTTCAACTAATAGAGCTCCAACTAGTAGGCCCGCAATTATACTAAAGAAAAGCACACCAAAATCATCACATCCGAAATATATACGGAAAAGCGCAATAAGAGTTATAAGAATTGGAAGACTTAGTGAAGCAATGTAGAATCTTGAAGAATAATTTGATCCCATAATTTCGAGTTCCTTTGCAAAACGAAATAAGATTGACATTACGTATGCAGAGGCCACGCTAATTATATATAAATGTGATGATGGAAATGCGGATTTCATGCTTGATCCAAACATAGTTAGAGATTCGATATCATTAGACATAAAGCCGGATACACATTGTGTATTGGGGGTTCCCTTTTCCACATTTACAAAGTTCAAATATGAATTTGCAATTCGTAGCCCATAAAAGGGTAGCATACTTTCAACAAGTGAGCCGAAAAATGTGCCATATGGAACAGAAAGAGTTATAAGGGAAAAGAAGCCCATTCCCATAATAATCCCATCTGGGAAGATACGAATCATTTCTTGTACAATGCTAACCGGACTAGTAATTATTGTATCTATTGCTCTTCCAAGTCGCTCCATCCTGTTCTGCCTTAAGGAATTCCATCAAGAATTCATAGACATGGGAATTCCATCCTATTTTCGTCATATCCTAAAAAAATATCCAGCCCTTATAAAGGGTGCAGATAGCCCTAATCCGCATAATACAGACATTCTTCTACTCGACTTTAATTGTCTTATTTATGGATGTCTGAAAAGTAAAAATCTTCCTGTTTATACACCTGAGTCGGAGAGACACTGGGAAGATTGCCTTTTAGAGGAAATTAAGGCCTATGTAGTGTCTATTTGGAAGGTGTGCAATTCTCCCAAAACGGTATTTTTAGCAGTAGATGGTGTTGTTCCTATGGCAAAAATAAAACAACAGCGTCTTCGCCGATTTAAAGGAGTCTGGTTAGCACAAAAGGAACGTGAGGCAAATATTCGGGAAAGATATACTTGGGATTCAAATGCTATTACACCAGGTACACACTTTATGGAACGCCTGACTGTTGCACTACAGATTCTATGTACTAAACGTGGTTCAGGCTGGTCTGTAAGTGGTGCAGAGTATCCAGGAGAAGGTGAGCAAAAAGTTATGCAATACATACGGAGCCAACCTGAGTCTGCTCTAAAAAATAAGAATATTACTATATATGGGCTTGATGCTGATTTAATTCTACTATCCATGCTTCATTGCGCATCAAATCTTTCAAGTTCTTGGTCTATTATTAGAGAGTCACAAGAGTTCGGGAAAGGTGCTTGTACCCATGAGTTTACTGTGCTGAATATTTATAAACTACTTAACATAATGTTTCCTGATATAATTACACAGGTTAGATATTTACATGACTATATTGCTGGTATGACACTACTCGGAAATGACTTTCTACCACATAGTCTAGGCTTCGTAATTCGTGAAGCAGGACATGATAAACTGTTACATGTGCTTGAATGTCTTCATAAAAGTGGAACAACACTTTTAGACGAATCTCAGCATATTATTAAGTCTTCACTTGTCTACATTCTAGAAGTTCTTCAATCTTCTGAGGAAGAAGATATCAAGACTGCATTTTATAAAAAATATAATATGCCGTTGCCTCCTCCTCGTAATATTGCGGAACGTGCAATGATTCCTGTAAATAATTTGCCCTTGGACTGGGCAGAAGAAAAGCACATGTGGAAATCAAATAAACTTAATAGTGATTGGGTCAACGCATATTATACATATGAAAGCCCACTATCTGGAGAACAAGATATACATAATAAATGTATGTCGTATTTTACAGGACTACAGTGGGTAATTAATTATTATTTAGGCAAAGATGTTTCCATGTATTGGATGTATGCGTGGACTTATCCACCACTTTGGCAGGATCTTTACAGAATTGCAAAAGAACTTCCTGAATTACCGTTGCCGGAATTAAAAAATGAGCGCAGTCTCTTACCACAAGAGCAACTCGCCCTTGTTCTTCCTTATGAAAGCTGGAATCTTATAAGAAATCCGAAGTTAAAGGAACTTCCAGATAAGATCCCCGTATTTTGGAATAAGCCGGTCGCCTTTCATTCATTAGGAAAACGATGGCTTTGGGAATGTAACCTTGTTATTCCGATACTTACGCCACACCGACTTTACTTTGAATTATGAAGAAGTGATCTATCACACATTAAATAAAAGAAAAGGCCGCTTGTAAGTGAAATAAGTGTTGTTAAAATCATTACAACAAAGTTTCCACCAACGAGTTTTATAAAAGCTTTTCTATCAACAATTAATAACATTACAAAACTTGCAATTAGCAGTACAAATATACCCGCATTTAGTAAAAATAAATAATAATACCAATCACAAATTGTAGTACTAGGAATACCCTTGAATTTATCAGATAAAAAGGTCATCGCTCGTATACTATAGGTATATATTTTATAGTTTATAAAAAGGTAAATATGGGACAAGGAGTATCATCATTAAATAATTTTGAACCGTCCCATGTCCGGATTTATAAGTCAATTCTACAAATTGAGAATCCTCAGACCCGTCTTAAAATGATACAAACTGTTATTCAAGGACCAGAGTACATACAGTCTGCAAAAGCAGCAGGGATTTATTCACATTTACTGTCATATATTGCACAAGTCCGTTCTGGAGAGGCACCAGCACCTCTTCCTGGAGAACTAGGAAAGCCCCAGGCGACTAATAATGGACGTAATGAAATAATAGAGCATAAAAAGCAGGTTTCTGATCCTTCAACCCAGGTTCTTAAACAAAGAGGAAATGAAAAGGCTATGAATTATTTCCAAAACTGCCTACTTGTTTTGGAGTTAGAGGAAGAGGTTGCTCTTACAGAAGAGCTACTTCGTAAGGCATATAAGAAGGCGGCAATAAAGGCACACCCGGATAAGGGTGGCTCACAGCAAAAGTTCGAAGCTGTTACTCGAGCATATGCATATCTTACGGATATCTTACATCGCATTCAGGGAGGACGGACAAAGGCCGGCGTTGTAGAAGCACCCACAATACTAAAAGATTCACGTGCTACTAATGCAAAAGATTGGGAAATGATAAAGCCTGTAAAGTTAAACCCTAAAAAACTTGATATGAACACCTTTAATCAAATGTATGAGCAAACTCGTATACCTGATCCAGATGATGAAGGATATGGTGATTGGCTTGCCTCAGAAAATGCGACCTCTAAAACTTCCAAAACCTTTAGTGAGAAGTTTAATCGTGATGTCTTTAATCGTGCATTTGAAGATGAAACTAAAAGTGCATCGAATTATAGTGCAAATCAGCATAATTCAATAGTCGCCCCTAAGGCAATGACTCTTGCCCCGACACACGGTGTTGAGTTAGGAAGAACTTCTGCTGGAGACTATACAGCCCCTGCAAATGCTCAAATGAAATACACGGATTTAAAACAGGCTTATACGACTGAAAATACCTTTAGCAACCAAGTATCAAATATTCAGGTCGACTCTAGAAGTTTTGATACATATTCTGCATCAAGAAAAAAGGCACCCGAACCACTGACAAATAGTGAGTTGGAGGCCCTTCATGAAGCGGAAAGACATACGCAACGGCAAGAACAGCAACGGTCGCTTCGGGCGGCCCAAGAACTTGTGCATTCTGATGAATATTTTAGACGTATGAAACAAATGGTTTTAATGGATACAACATCTATGGCAAAAAAGAGCGATAGATACTAATAATTTGTCTAAACCGCTAAGAGAATGGATAGTACATTAACTACAGGAATAATTATTAGTGTACTAGTACTTAGTATTGGAGTATACACTAGTATGTATAGTGATGATTCTTTTAATAAGGGTATTAATGCAAATAAGAATAAGCCGAAACTCTGGGTTTATTTAAATTCAAGTGATGTGAATAGTCGCTCTTGGTCAGATTTTATGAGTAGAAGTTCTCATGCAATTAATCTTCCATATTTAAATTTATGTTATGAAACAATTGTTGCAAAAAATTCCGATATATATGATGTTGAAGTTATTGGTGGACTACAGGATCTTGCAGTACGTATGGGTGGCTGGGAATCTCTTCCAAGTCCCTTAAGAAATACAGATGTTGTTGTCAGAGAACCAGAACTAAATTGGATTCGGGCTGCCGTTCTAAATAAGTGGGGCGGACTATGGGTATGTCCATCTGTTATATGTCTAAAGGGCTTTGGTGCATTACCCAAAAAGCGTGTGGTATTTTTTGGAGCAGATACAGATCCAACTTATAGCAGTTCTAAAAATCTTCCATCATTAAATGCATGCTGGTCTCCTGCACCAAATCACCGACTTTGGGTTAGTTGGGAGAAAAAAGTAAGAGACAGACTTGAGCGTAGAAGTGGGGGCTCCGAATTTAGACATGATGAAAAGTCCGATTTACTTGATGCAATCAATGAATTCAAAAATGAATATGTACATATTGAATCCGCTGAACTTTCACGCAAGGGTGCTGCTCTAAAGCGGATTGAATTAGAGGACTTATTATCTGCTGGAACAGAGGGTGAATTACCGTTTACCGTCTATAGCAATAATGTGTATGTTCCCATTCCATATCCAGAAATTCTCCAGCGTAGGGCATTTGAATGGTTTTTACGCATGAGTGAAGCACAAATTATGGAAAGTGACCTTGTTGTCACCTACCTTTTTAATCTAGCTAAATAAACTTTTAAAGAAACTTGGCTTCTTTACTTTTTTGGTTTCTGTAGGTTTTACAGTATTTAACTTTAATCTTCTTGTATTTTTACGTTTTGCCTTGCCGTAAGAACTAATAAGATTTTTTTTTACCAAATGTATTATCTTATATGTCAATGCACGTGATTTTAGAAGATTATATACATTTTGAAAAAGTGGATCAGACTCTTTCATTTATTATTACTTAGAAAAAATCTACTTGAAGAGAGGCTCCACTTAAATCATAAAAAGAATTTATACTCTGTATCTGATATATCATTTGTTTAACGCCTTTGTATAATCTTTCCTCTTTTTGCAATGTATATCCGTGTAGATGGAGAAGGTGCCTTAGAATTGTAATTATTGAGTGTGATGACCATGCATGAATAAACCGCTTTGCTTTACAGGGAAGATAATACGATTCAATCTCGGGAAGCCATATTTCTAGGTTATCAACTTTAATTTCATCTCTTGAAAACCATCTTAAGTCATGGAATCCGAGAAGGCCAACACTACGTAATACATATTCTACAACATCCCTTGTAGGTTCATTCCTAAATAATTTTATTGGTTTTTTACTCATAGTCTCTCTAAAGGTACATAGTATTTATTCTAAAAATAGACGCATCATATCTAAAGTATGTGTTTTCCCCTGTGCAAAATATATCCAGCCCCGTAAAAGAATTTGGTGAATTTTTTGGGAGTCGCCCGCAGAAATAATTCCAATAGTTGTAATTGATAAATTAATTTCGTGTAAAAAATCTTCATAACTAATTCCAGTTGCCCAGAGTTCGATAAAAATTTTGTGTAATTTATCCTCATTTTTAGTGATATATGCTTTTAGCAACTCAATACACAATTTAAAGGATGGTGCAGAAATTAAATTCACAATATCATGTTCTTGAATTTCATAGGTTTTATTATGAAAAACCATTTTAATAACTTTACAAATATTTTTAATTTCAGTAGGAGAATGTAGAATAGAAATTATAACATTATAGGCTTCATTAGAAAGGCTAAGTTTCGTATTGCTAAGAAAATGCGATATTAAAATTACTGGTGATATAAATTTTAGCTCTAAGTGCATGCATCTTGAACGTAATGGCTGAATTAAATCAGTTGAATAACGACTACAAAATATGAATCGTGTAGTGTGCGAATGCGTTTCCATTGGCCGACGAAGCGCCTGTTGAGAAATAATAGGAAGTGAATCTGCATCATCAACAATAATCCACCGATATATTCCTGGTGTTGCTGAACGATGTCTTACAAATTCTGCTACAGACTGTCTTACACAGTGGATTCCTCTATCCTGTTCAGAAGAAAGCCATAATATTGATTCATGAGATGGTTTTATCCCCTTTAATTCAAAATACTTGGAAATAAACTCGTGAAGAAGCGTTGTTTTTCCAGAACCATAGTGGCCTGAAATAAATATATTGGGCGGATCATCTAAAACCTTATTTAATCTAGTTAGGGTCTGTTCATGTCCAATTAGTGTTGTTACAAGCATCTTAAATAATAGTCAGTAAGAATCCTTAAAGCGGATCTAAGCCTTAGAGGGGCTAAACACAAGGTTCTCTTTTACAGAAGAATGTCACTTTATGAACGACTAAACCTTTCTAATAATGCAGACACTAATGAAATTCGTAAAGCTTATCTAAAGTTATCAAAGACTGAGCATCCTGATAAGGGAGGTAACGCAGAACGGTTTAAGACACTTCAAAAGGCATATGAAGTTTTATCAAATGAACAAGCACGTGCTTATTATGATCAGACGGGTCAAATTCCTGGGGAACAAGAGCAAATGCAAGAGCATGGTCAAGGTATGCCTTTCCAGTTTCCATTTAATATGGGAAATATTTTCGGAAATATGTTTAATGGAGGAATGCGTCAGCAACAGCAACAGTCTAAACAACAAAAGGCACCCCCAAAGGTTCATGAAATTGGACTAAGTCTTCGTGACTACTTTTACGGAAAGCGCATTGAAGTAAAGTTCGAGCGCCAGAAGTTTTGTGTACAGTGTAAAGGTCAGGGGTCTGAGAGTTTTGAACAATGTGGGCCATGTGGAGGGGCTGGAGTACGTGAAATGCATATTATGATTGGCCCAGGTATGGCTGCAGTTACACGAGGCCCATGTGATCAGTGTAGTGGTAATGGAAAGCGTGCTCTAGGAGTATGTTCTGGATGCAAGGGCTCTAAGTTCACAAATCAGGAAAAGTCACTTTCTGTAATTATTGAACCAGGTATGAATCCAGGTGATGTACTAAAGTTTTATAGTGAGTGTTCTGATAATCATTCGTATGAGGAGCCAGGTGATGTACATATTGTATTACGTGAAGCCGATGAATTATCCAGTTTAATTCGGATTGAAGATGGCTTACATACAACACATAAGATCTCTTTATCTGAGGGGCTCTTAGGAACTAAATACAGTGTTAAGGGTCACCCAGCACATCCAAATGGCTTAATTGTTGATATACCTCCAGGTACACTACGTGGTGATATTGTTGTAATCGAAGGTGAAGGAATGCCTTGTCGTGGTACAACACGCAAAGGCAATCTGCATATAGCAATAACTCTTGATTTAACACCTGATGATAAGAATAGACTAATTCAAAATCGTGACGTATTTATCAAGGTATTTGGTTAAACAGGGGGTGCAAATGAAGCAGGATTCTCAGCGAGTTTCCACTCGGGATTCATTCCACCAACGGCACGTGCCTCCATTGAAGGTGGAAGAAGGGCTCCAGGGGCTGAAGCATTTCCAGGGCGTAAATTAGCAGAAAATCCTCCACGCATTGAGCGTCTTGAGCGCTTAGAACGTCTTGATGACTTCTTCGAGCGTCTAGATGACTTTTTAGAACGTCTAGAGCGTCTGCGACCACCAGACTGGTCACTCATTCCCTGAATTGCCTGAAAGGCACCATCCGTAGGTCCAATACGCGCCGTAGCCCGCAGAGAGGCATCAAGAACACCTGTATCGCCTACCGGGGCGCCAGACATGGGTACATAGGCACCACCATGCTGTCCCATATGAATATTCTGATAATCCTTGCCTTGTGCAAGACTCGCCGAACTGGGCGATAACATGGGATTCTGAGTTACACCAGCAGGAACCATACTAGGCATTGCACCACCTCTGTATCTACGTCTATAGCTACGAGCCTTCTTACGCATGTTACGTGATTTCTTTCCGCGCATTTCTATATATTGTAGTGAAAATAACATTTCAATATATAGAAAAAATAGGTTTATTTGATTAAGAATCACGAAGAGCAGGGGCCTGGATGCGACGCTTCTGGATCTTACCGGATACAAGGTAGATGCTGTTTTCCGTAATGATGATATAATCATCAACTACCTTAAAGACCTTCTGGATTAGACTGGTAAACTCGTCATTGGACTTTACAAGCATCTTCTCCTTTGTGTCCTGGTCCTCACCCATAAACGCCTTTTGGTTGTAGGTATCAACATAATAGTCGAGTTGGATGGGCTTATCCTGTTGAATTGCAAGTTTGGCGGCCTGTGCAAGAAGTTGAACGCTTGGTTGGATATCGGGCGCTGACATTCTAAATTCTGAAAAGTTATAGGAAAGCATGTTTATTGTTTTTCCGCAGCCGGAATTAACATCTAGGCGCTTCGCGTTACTTCGTTCAAATGAGTTTTAATAATCTTATTAATAAATGTATAGGCCTCATCTAGTTGCTCATGGGTTCTTGCACCCGTAATGATGATTGAGCCGGTCTGAAAGATTGCAATTGTAATACGCTTACAGGTTCCAATTTCACTTCCATCGCCCTGTCCACTGCAAAACTTTGGACACTTACAGATGCCAGTTTTATCCGGAGATTTAGTATTAAAGTAGTACTTCGTATTTACTCCCTGATAGATTGTTGTCTCTAGAGTACTTGATAGGTTATACTCATTACATAGAAGACGATGGAGTTCTGCACGCTTAATGAGCAGATTGACCTTATAGTCGCTATTAAGCAGTTGAACTGCAAATCGCTTAAGTGTAAGTGGTACAGATGTAATAGGGTTAGGAAGTGCATTGAGCTCACGAATAGTCCAGTCAATCACATCACGTGAGAACTGCTCATTTGTAACACCAGTCATTTGAAATCCGCCATTTGCAAATAGTTTAATATTGACTTCCTTGAAATCTCCATGTGCCTCTCGCAACTTTCTAATAACAATTGTACTCTGATTAAAGAAGGTCTTTACACCTACACGACGCTTTGTAAGAAGATCACGTGAAGAATATCCAATGACCTGCGCCTCATGTTCCATCTTTAGGAATCCTTCATCAGGATATCCAATAGGAATCAAATAATCCTTAATCTGGTCAAAGAGCAGTTTCAAATTGATTGTTGTTCCAAGATGACCTGTTGTTACAAGGGTTGAAATGCGTAGTGGGGTAAATTCAACACCATTAGACATTTTTAATAGAATACTTTAAGTTCTACCAGGCCTCCAATTTTTCTCTCACGAAGTGCTTAAACCAATTTCCTAATAATTTTGCCCGTTGTTTAAATCCAATGAGTTTGATAAAGTCTGTATCAGTATTTTGAAGGATTTGAAGCATTGCTTTTTTGTTTAAGAGGCCAAGGATATTTGCGCAAAACACACAAAACATTGCAAGGTCAGGATAAGTCCATTTCTGCAGTGTTGTTTCAAAGACTGATTGAATTTGAGAATTATGCGTATTAAGTAATATTGACCACAATTTAGAACATTCATTATACTTTCCAACATTTAACATAAAGTAGCGAATATCTCCACGCCGAAATTGGATGTCAATGCCTGAAATGGATGTATTTTCCTTATTTAAAATGATATCAATTCGATATTTGAAATCAATAATATTGGGCGCCTCAAAGGGGATAATTAGAAATTTATGGATAATTGATGGATGAATTCTGGAAATTGAGTTGCATAAAAATATAATCATAACATTTTCTGTTGGCTCATCTAGTAATGGACGTAAAGCAATTTGAGCCTGGTCTGTTAGAGTTTCTGCCTCATCAAAAATTATAATTTTGGGTGAATTTGACTCTGAAAATAAGGCCTTGAATGATGAACGGACAAAAGGGTATACACGACTGCGTACCGCATCAAGTCCTCGCTCATCACTTGAATTTAAGAATAATGCTCTTCCAAAAAAACTACCCTTACTCTTAGACTTGTGAATTGCCTCTACAAAAAATTTTGCAGAAGTTGTTTTACCAGAGCCTGGTGGCCCAATTAAAAGTAAATGTGAGCGAGTTGTTGGGTTTAAAACCATTAAATTTAGAAGTGTTTGAATACGATATGGAAGACCTAAATTTTCCATAACCCTTATGGTATTAATTACAGAACCCTTAGACCGTTATATTATTATTGTAAAAATGGCTTAAATATAGATAAGACATCTATAGTATAGAAATGCCACCTAGAGGTGAAAAAAAACTAAAGACTGAAACACCATTAGTTAAAAAGCGGCAGAAGAAGCCGGTTCATGTTGTTGCGGTTGTTACTCCAAATGGTATTGAAGGGTCATTCTCAAGTGAACCACGTCGCCCACTTATTGCACATCTTCACGCACATTCATCTGTTATTGAATTTAATGTAAGGCAAAATGATGAACCAGAGCCCTATAATGTTGCTACATCTGATATGTTTTCTGGGAATCATGAAACTATGAAGGAGAATGATGTGCTACCTTCATATAAAGAAGAGAAGGAAGAAGTCGTTGCAGAAAATACTTCAGCACCTATTCAATGTCACACCCGTGTTGATCTAATGCCACAGTTTAAAGAGGGCGCTCACGCAAAGGCGCTTCCTGAATCTACAGAAATATGTTGCTTTTGGTGCAGTCATAATTTTGATAATAAGCCATATGTAATTCCAGAGCGTGAGGTTGCAGGAGTATACCAGGTTTATGGTAATTTCTGTATGCCTGAATGTGCTCTTGCCTATTTACTTCACGAATCAATTGACCCTCACGCTCGCTGGGAGCGGATTGCTCTTCTTCACCGTATTTATGACCGCCTTGGTTCATACTATATCTTTCCATCTCCTCCACGTGAGTCACTAAAAATTTTTGGAGGACCTCTTACTATCGATTCATTTCGTGCAACTGTCAAACAGGGTAAGGTTCGTGTTGACATGCATATGCCACCAATGGTAAGTATCCTTGGAAGCATTGATACAAAACCCATTGATTTTTTTGATTCAAGCATTAAGAATACACTAAATGGTGCGCTACAGATTAACAAGCCTACAAAGGCTGAAGTTGGTTTACGCCTACAGCGTTCGAAGCCTCTAAAGGACAGAGAATCAACTCTTGATTCAGTAATGAATATTCGTTCAGCGCATAAATATTAGCATGTTCGAAAAATAAAAATTGAGTTCATTTTGTAGTTATAAAATAACTATAAAATGGCCTATAATCATGTTGTTCATGAACTACTTCGTTCTATGGAGTCTATGATTCACGAGCGGTTCTCTATGCTTGAAGAGGTAATTCGCCTAGAATCTGAAAAGATGCCAGAATCTAATGTTTCAAATGAGTTTATGGCACTCTCGAATAAGATTTCAAATATTGCAGAATGTCTTGACAGTATTGGTTCACGACTTTCTATGCTTGAGGCACGCCCTTCAAGTGAAACGGTCCACGTGACACGTGTTGATAATGACCCTTTCACTCCAGCAAAGCCAGTCAATCTCTATAACTTCTTTGCAAATACTACGCCTGGGCTAGAGGTTATTCTAAAAAATGAAGTAACTGATGTTGGTCTATCTGAAATTCAGCATGTTGATGAGGAAGAAGAGGTCGAGGAAGAAGAGGTCGAGGAAGAGGCTGAGGAAGAAGAGGTCGAGGAAGAAGAGGTCGAGGAAGAGGCTGAGGAAGAAGAGGTCGAGGAAGAGGTCGAAGAAGAGGCTGAAGAAGAGGCTGAAGAAGAGGCTGAGGAAGAGGCTGAGGAAGATGTTCTAGAAGTATTCGTACACAAGGGTAAAACTTACTATAAAGATAGTTCAAATACTCTATATAAACTATCTGATGACGGTGATCCAGTACCAGTTGGTCGCTATGATCCAGTTAGTCAGCGTGTTTCAAAACTTTAAATATTATTACATAAAAGAGAATGTTTTATCCGGCAATAGCAACTGCTGCATTATTTACAGCAATTATAATACATGATGCCATGGTAAAGGAATCAAGTAGTATTCCAACTCATGCTTTTTTAGGACTCATTTCTGTTTTAGCAATGTTCTATTTATCAATGAAGGGTGCTGATGTTGTTGCATGGGGAATTTTAGTTCTTCCTATGTTTATAATTGCCTTAAGTTTTGTTTTAGTTTATACTGGAACTAAGACAATGGCTTCTACAGTAGATTCAAGTAGTTCTGTTGCACCTGCTAATTCTGTTGCACGAGTTTCACCAATTTCACCTGCTGGACCGGCACCTGCACCTGCAACTAGTCCCTCATGTAATTGCGGATCTACTGTAAATCTACCAAAAACTACAGATAAGGCTTCATCAACAGTAGTTACTCCAGCAACAAATTGTGCACTACACGTTTAAACACTATGTGCTATATTATATATAGTTTTATAGATATGAGTCTAATTACTCCGGCGCTATACATTTTTCGTCTAATAAATATTT